GTATATACCACGCACGCGCCTGAATTTATTAGCCGTACCCGATAATGCCTAGGTGGGGGTTTAGGCAGAACCTTTTATCGAATTGCAAACGCGACAAAGTGTTTGCAAGTTTGACCACACCGATAGGCCGCCGTTTTTCTTACTAACTATGTGATCAGTTGTTAAATCTTTTGTTGTTCCACATTTAAAACAATATGGATGTGCAGTTCTAAATTCTTTTGATAACTTCTGCCACGCATAACCATAACCTCTTTGAGTTGGTGTTGGTCTGCTTCTTTCTTTTAATCGTTTACATCTAATACATCTTGCTGACCTAGTAAGTGTTTGGCAATCAACGCAAGGTCTAGGTAACTTAGTCATTATGTTTCGCAATATATAGCAGAGCGCGATGTAAGTTAGTTAATGAATCCTTGAAGTGTCCTAATCCCATATTACAATTAGTGCAAAGTAATCCACGAATCTTATTTGTTTTGTAATCGTGATCTACATTTAACGCTGTTTTAAATTCATTAGCATCTTTGCCACAGATAGCGCATTGGTTGTTCTGCGTTGCAAGTATCTCTTGGTATTTATTTTCCGACATATCAATAAGCCTGCGACTATTACTGCGACAACTCCTACAAATATTATACAAACCATTTGATTGCTTTTTATCTGCATGAAAATTATGTGCTTCTAATTCTAATTTACAATGCCTACATTTTTGTAGGTCATTCTGCATCCTCATCATCGTCATCTATATCATCATGTTCAGTTGTAAAGTTTATATGGCGCAAGGCGATCACTCTCTGGTAAGGATAGATATGCTTGCAGTGTTGATTGCACCGCCCGATTTAATAAAGAATCAATTGCATCAAATGATAAGTTTTGATCTGTTTCAATTTCAGTTGCAATATCAAGAATCTTTATACTGATGCTTAACATTTTGTTAATTCCGAACGCGAATCTAAAAGATCATCTATAAATTTATTAACTATCTCGCGTTGGCGATGTGTAAAGGCTGGATCATTACGAGTGCGAGAAGCATGAATAAGGGCTTCATCTATTTCGTGTAAATCCTCAGTTTCTCCATTCATAACTTTTCCAACCAATAAAGAAACCCTAGACAATTTGGCTAGGGCTTTTGCAGAGATAGTAAAATCTGCTAACGCAAGTGTAACACAGAAAAGTGAAAACTTATGCAAATCAAAGTGTGGAGTTGCGGGCTTTAATGATTGCAGAGAGATCATACAAACTACCTCGCCTTTCTACTTTGTTGGCTTTTATTAAATTGTAAACAGTTCGTTCAGTAGTTCCCATCCAAGCCGCTATTGCCTCAACATCTAAATAAAACTTTCTATTAGGGTTGCTCATTGCTAAGGCGATTAACCTAAGCACTGTCCAACTCTGCTTACAGGTAAAGCAAGTAACATCATCCATAAGATTCTCTACATCAATTACAACAAATCGTTTGCAATCATCAGTTGGGCAAGGAATCCTTCTTGCCTGTTCTGTAAATCTTTTAGCAGCCGATCTACCTTTTGCGTGTAGGCCATAAACCTCACCTGCAAATTCTACCGCCCATTCTTGGGTTAGGCTCCATTCTAAGTGGGAGCAGTGAAAATCCACTGTTGCCTGTACCTCAGCATCAATAGTTCGCTCTTTGGGAACCAGGGCTGGCGGAGTTAGCCGTCTATCTGCTCGAATTATTACTTCCCACGAATGCAGGGTTCTGAGTAAATCAGTAGCCATAGAAAAATCCAAGGCAGATACATTCACCCCAATGCTCCTCTCAGCGCTAGCCTTACCTGAACCGCTCCTGCCTGGGGTGATAAACATTTGAGCCTCAAAGTGTAGATCAGGTAATTCGGTCAATGAGGATTTAACTTTCATAAAGCAAAGGCGGCAGGCGCCTTCTCTCTCAGTAGTTCTGCTACATACTTGGCAGTTCATTAGAATGGTATCTCCTCTGCTTTAGATTTCTTAGTTCTTACTCGATTCCAGTAATCAGGTGGTTCGGTTTCAAATAAGGTAAAGGTGCTGCACTGATGTTCAGCCAATATCACTCGCTCAGGTTTGTAAACTGTTCCGATTACATAAGCGCCCATTCTTGGGGTAGCCTCAAAACTAACTAAAGTTCGGTGAGCCTCATAGGTTCTAAACTTATTAACCTTCTTGATTATCTCCTCGATAACATTGAGCCGATCCGTATCAAGTTTAGTTAGGAAGCCAGCGGAGGAATGCCCTTGCCAAATAAGTTTTCCACAGGCCTTACAGTTTATAGGTTTGAAATCAAGATAACTCATAGAACCGATCCTTTACGCATACCGATCCACCGATCCGCCTCCCCCCTATAGGGGGGGGAAGGCACGGATCGGTTATTGGATAGAAAACCGCAGGTTCGGCGGATCGGTTGCGGATCGGCGGATCGGTTGTTTTTCATAAGTTATCCACAGGCAAACTCTTTACATCATTGGCTAAATATTGCATCTCATATTGGTATAAATACTTTTGCCCAACCTTGCGAACTGATAGGCACCTGCGATTAACTAAAGAATCTAAAATTACTTTTATATTATCGTTGCCAATAGAAAGCCCCTCTTTGCGCAGCCGAGTTCCAATCTCATTCTTACCCATCTCAACGCCGTGTTCTGCCATAAAGGTAGATACCTGTTCCATCTTTTTCTCAATACTTAAAACCTCAACAGTGGCACCTTCAAGATTTATCTTGATATTTCCAGATGCCAGCGCCTTGATATTTGCCACCCCTAAATCTTTACCCTCCTGGCAAATGGCCCTGACAAAGCCAGGGCGATCCTTCGTAACCTTAAGCGCTAGGGCGCCGTCAATGCCCCTGCCAAATGCAATCTCAACCTCAACTGCTACTGCGCAGCCGTCTATATCTGCTCGCTTTGCTTGGGCGCCAATTGCGTAGTTACCACGATTATCTTTAGATTTAGTTACATGATCAATTGTTAAAATTGCAGCATTGTGTAATCTCATTGGCCTTAGAACTTCCTGACTAAATGAGGTGGCATCTTTGTTCTTTTCTAAATCTAAACCCATTACATTCATTGCAGCATTTACGCCATCAACTACGATAAGTGAGGGCTTGAAGTAGTCTATTTTGCCTAATAGAACCTCTCTAGCACCTGCTGTAAGTGGTTCTGATGGGTTACTATACAGAAATGTTTTAAACTGCCTTAAATCGGCTCCTAGCGTGTTTAGCCGATTATAGATTCCTCTTACTGAATCCTCGAAGTCCAAATAAAAAACTGTGTTCCCTTTATCTAACTCTTGCCTAACCGCCTCTAGTGCTATCCAAGTTTTACCTGATTCTGATTCACCAAAGAGTGCGTTGATTTTGCCAGCATAGAAAATGCAATGCCCATCAGCCCTAGCAAGAATTGATGGCTCAGGTTCATCATAAATATTATCTGCATTAATAAACTCAGGTATCCAAGATGAGGTTGTTGCCTCCTCATTTTCATCTCTCAGAGTTACTAATGAGGGTGAGTGAGTTTGTAAGTTTGTGAGGGTATTTAGTTCTATCGGCTTGCCATAGCCTTGGCTACGCAGGGCAGAGGCAGCAGCCTTAAAATCACCTGCGTGTTCTAGTGTGGCGTAGGCTGCGAACTTCGAATAGGAATGCTCTGATTCAAATATTGTTGAGGTAGTAAATACATAGAGGTTATCTTTGCCGTTGAAGTTTGTTGTTGCGCTGATGCCTTCTGCTTTGCCTGGGCGCCGCCAAGCAGTTGCATCGTTCTTAGTGTAAACCTTTGACCAACCAAGGGGAGTTAGAATCTGATCCCAAGTGACTTTAGAGTTGTAATCATCTCCTGGTAGGGCAAGATTTACCTCACGGCTTTTAATCTCTTGGGCGATGTTCTCAACCTTTGGCATCTCATCAAAGCATTTAAAGATTGAGAACAGTGCTTCGCGCTCTGCAAATGTAATAGTAGGAATAGTTTGTATTGAACCACTTAACATTTTCCAAGATTCACCCGATGGGTGGCAGGCGCCCCCTGATGGCGCTAGGATTACAAAGCCGCCTTCACCCCTAGTTTCACATAGGACATCAACTCCGCCATTTTCACCTGGCCTGCGAGCAAGTTTCTGGTTGCCTGGTGTTATGGAATCGGCGATTCGATATAACCAATGGATTCCCCCGCTAGGTGTAACCTCACAATATCCTTCTTGAATAATTTTCCAAAGATCACCAAGTCCTGAGTTCTCAGCCATATCTTTTGCCTGAATGTGAATTTGTGCAGCGACGGCTCTACCTTCAAGTTCTAACATCTCTAAATTACCTGATACTGCTCCGCAGATAGCACCTACTCCCTGCTGATTTCCTGCACTAAACCAATCTACTAATTGCTCAGTTGAGGGCTTAGCCTCTTGGTATTGGCGCCAACTAAATGGTGCAGGCCGCTTAGAGCCATCGGTTGAAACAGGAACTATTGAGATTCCCTCTTTGGCAAGTTGCAGCGCTGCTAAGTAAATATCGTTCATTGGCAACTGTTGCAGAAGTTAGAAGCACGAATGTTTTTAATCGCAACAAAGAAATGATTACCGCAATGGCTGCAATTTAATAATTTAAATGCCTTTGGTTTTTTTTCTACAACTATTGGTGATCTAAATTTAATCATCTCTGCCCCCTTAAAATAGTTTCTCATCTAAATTACTTAATGCAAACTCAATTCTCGCCTTAGCAATTGGTAAGTATTCATCTGTTAATTCAATTCCAACAAACTTAAACCCTTCATACATTGCAGCCTTGCCAGTAGAACCTGAACCTAGGAATGGATCGAGTATTGTGCCGTTTGGCGGTGTAATTAATCTGCATAAGTATTGCATTAAATCAGTTGGTTTAACTGTTGGGTGGTGGTTCTTTTCAATTGATGGTGCGTTAGGTGTTTTACCTTCACCAATACCTGCGCCAAATCTGTGAATTTCTTTATCATTGAACCCATCCAACCCCTCATTGCGATCACGCTTACCTGCCTTGGCGCAGTAAAAGAATCGGGCGAAATCAGATAATAATTCAACAACTTCATCACTGCCATCGTGAATAAAATTGGCGGGCCAGCGGCCTTCAAAGCGAACAATTGGTTCATTATGATTTTCTAATGCTAAAGAAGTATTAAAATTACCACCATTAGTTTTTGCAAATCTATTGGGGTCGCCTTCAAGTTTTCCTGCAACCCTTGCCCCATCAATATTAATTCCGCCTACGCCATAAGTTAAAACATTATTAACAACAGTTCCTATAAATGGTTTTCTAGCCAACACTATTGGTTCGTGTGCTGGTTTTAGTGCTGTTCCCCAGCCCTGCCATTGTTTTGCTAAATCAGTTGCAGGTTCAGTTATGTATTGTGGAACTGTATCCCCACCATATTCTCTTTTACCTTGCGCATAATTATTGCCACGAATATCAGGTTGCATTCTTGAAACACCTAAAATTTCACGCTCTACCCCTGCTGCCTTATCAATAGCCTTATCTATATTCAGCGATTTAGGAAAGCCTGACCCATACACCCACATAATTTGATCACGAATTTCAAACCCTGCATCCTCAATTGCTACCGCCATTCGGTGATAGGTGCGAGAGCCACCAAAAGAAAGTAAGTAACCGCCTGGTTTTAATACACGCAGAACTTCTTTCCACAATTTAACATCATTAGCAACGCCTGTTGAATCCCAACTTTTGCCCATAAATCCTAATTCATAAGGCGGATCGGTAACTATTGAATCTATTGAGTTCTCAGGCAGAGTTGGCAGTATTTGTTTTGAATTACCATTGTATAAAGTAAATTGTTCGCTGCTGTGGTATTTCATCTCTGCCCCCTAAAATAATGTTTCATCTATACGATCATTGGCTATCTTTGCATAATCAGGATTTAACTCAATCCCAATAAAATTACGATTATGTTTTTTTGCAACAACTCCAACAGTGCCAGAGCCAGCGAAGGGATCAAGTATTAAATCATTTGGCTTTGAGCCTGCCAATAGGCAGGGTTCTACTAATAATTCAGGCATAACTGCAAAGTGAGCGCCTTTGAATGGTTTACTGGCTACATTCCAAACATCTCTTTTATTACGCATTCCATCTGATTTATAAATTGAACCGACACTATCATAAATTAAATTATTCGGATCATTATATTTTTTCCCACCAAATTGATGGTTATTTCCTGTTGAAACTCTTGGTTCTCTTATTGCTTCATAATCAAAATAATATTTACTTGATTTTGTTAATAAAAAAATGTATTCGTGAGATTTCGTACATCTATCTTTTATAGGTTCAGGCATTGGACTAGGTTTTGACCAAATTATATCTTGTCGTAAATACCAACCATTCATTCTTAATGCAAAAGCAAGCATCCAAGGAATGCCAACTAAATCCTTATTTTTTAAACCAATTTCAGAATCTGAAATTGAGGAATAACTATCTGCAATATTTAACCATAATGTGCCATCTTTTTTTAATACCCTCAAGACTTCATCAAATATTTTAACCATATTATTAATATACTCATTAGGATTTTTTTCTAAGCCAATTTGTTCAGCGTGTCCATAATCTCTCAATCCCCAATAAGGAGGTGAAGTGATTACTGATTGTATTGATTCAGTTTCTAACTCTTTTAATTTTTCTTTGGCATCCCCAATTAATATCATCTCTGCCCCCTTAAAGATATGAATGGTGTTATTTTGATTCTTAAATCATCATTATCTATCCAAGTTTCATCATAGCCAGCCTCAGTTGCGTTCATTGGCTGCCTCCACTTTTTGCTATTGCTTCAACATTTGCTTTAGGGAATTTTTGTTGAGGCCAAATAGTTTTTAAATTCTTATCAAAAATATAAAGATAGCGATGTTTACGAGGCCTTGGCGCCCAAAACCCAATTTTATCTGAAGCCTTACCCCTTGTGAGTTTTTTCTTACCATCATCATAATAAAAATCATTTTTTTGAGGTGTTAAGCCGTGATAAGTGAAATTACAGGCTTGATAAATTGCACCAAAATGGCGGCTTGCATCTGCATAAGAAATAACTGCTTTGATACCGCGTTTCTTTAATTCACGCAAGGAATAACCAACTAAATATGAACCCGCATTACCACCATTTAATTCAGGGCTTAAAACTAAGCGGCTCATTTCTAAAAATTCAGGATAATTCCCTCTAGTAAGTCCAAAGCAAGAAGTTGCTGAATTAGGAACCGAAAGCGGTGAATATACAACTGCGCCAATAACTTGAATACCATCAATCAAGCCAAAAGCAAGTTGGCCAATGAACCGCTTTTTTCCTAAATAATGAAAAGCAGACACTACCTCAAAAGCGTGATCATAAGAAATTTCTGAGCAAGTAAAATTTTGGAGCGGTGAGGTCAGATTTGAACTGCCATCTGAAAACTGGAAAGTTTCCCGCGTTACTTTTACGCTATCACCGCATGTTTCGTGCATCGTTGCCCCCAATCAAAGTTTGATTAGTGCAAGTGTTGGAATCGAACCAACTCTTTTCATAAACCCCCTGAAAAGAACCCCAGGTACTTGCTATCTTGGCAGTTAAAAGGAAGGTTAAAACCGCCAAGAATTATTTATTGTTTAGCGCCTAATTGTGCAAGTAGTGCTGCAACTTCAGGAGTTATTGTGCCGTTCGCCGCAGGCGCCGCCGCCGCTACCGCAGGGGCAGGTGCGCTGGCTGTTGCTAAATATGCATTTGCCTTAGCAAGGGCAGCAGCATCAGTTGTTGCATCAAGTAATATCCAAGGCGCAGATTTACCTGGCTTGGCAGTTCCCTGCCCAATGCGGGCTAAAACCTTTTGCCCAATCTTTGATTTAAGTGCAGAGCGCAGCGCAACATTAAAGAATAAAACACTTTCATAACTTTTATTAGTATCTAAATTAACTAGAGATACCTCTACCGCCTCAGCATCGCCGTGTATTGTTTTGATGCCTGTTTTATACTCAGTTGGAGTAATGATTAGTAATTGTCCTGCTAAATCAGCAACCTTTGGGCCGCTTTCATTCATTGATGGTGGTGAGAAGGTCATTCTCATTCCCCCTTTTCTGTTTGGTTGGTTGTTTGGATTGGGTCTTGCATTTGTTGTTGGTGAATTAGATTTGATTCTAACTCCTCTTTCAACTTTTTTAAATCGTTAATTGTTGCCTCATCTAAACTCATAAAGTATCACCTGAGCAGGCAACTGATTCATCTTTACTGAAGGGTTGGAAATATGGGCAGTAATTGCAAAGGCGGCTGCTCACCTTTGGAATCACTGCCCACATTGACGGAAACTGCTCAACATCTATTGAAGTGAGCAGCGCATATAAATTATCTAATCGCTCAAGGGCCGCCAAGGCGATTTTTTCATCGTAATCATAAAGTTCTATGTGCATATCATCTATTGCGCCCGATGTTGGTAGATAGATAAGTGCAACTTGATTTACTACTGCGCCCATCTGCGCTAATCCATAGCCGTATAACTGCACCTGTATTTGTTGCTGGCTAGTTGCGCCACTGCTGCGCCGTTCTTTTAATCCTGATGCACCTGTTGTTTTCCAATCCATCACAATGCCGCGAACCTCATCGTATAAATCAATGGTGCCTGATAAGCCGCCTCTGATGGTAACTTTTTGTTCTACTTGGAAACCTTCAACTTTTTCAAAGATTTCTGCTAGGTGAGAATGAATTGCAGTTCCTACTTGAGCAGCCCAATTACCGCTAGAACCCTCATTAACCTTTGGAATATCAATTAACTTATAGGCTAATCTGCGCAAGCATTCGTGACCAATCTCTGATGGCCCGATAGAGGTTTGTTTTGATCTAGGTGTCCAAGTGCCAGCATCAGTAATTATCTTTGCGATATCCAATGCCATTTGCTTGCTTGGTTTATTTGGTGCTACTAGATTATTCATCATCCTCATCATCATATTCATCAGGTACGGCTGGATTAAATGGCGGTGGATCAAAAAGTGGACTTGGGATAATTGTACTACTCATTATCTGCCTCCACGATAGTGAAACGCCGAGAGTTTGAAATAACTTCTAAAGTATCTAAAACCTGCTGAGGTAATATCTCTTTCGCCCGCTTTACATCAAAACGGCGAGTTTCAACAAAACTCCAGCGAACTACTGGGCGATTTTGATATATCCCAACTTCGCAATCACCAAGAGAATTTTCAATGTGCGATCTAGCCACATCTGCTACCTCTTGCCATTCTTTAATCTTGGCTAGAGCATTTTTGTAATTCTCTAGCCAAGCAATAGCGTTGGTGTCAAAATCAACAACGCCTTTTTCGATCTCTACACTCACTGTTTTACCCCCTTATTTATTTACCAGTATTTGTGCTTTTTCCAGTGTTCCCACGCTTTGCAGGCTCCACTAGAACCATAATGCCGCCCAAGATAGGCAAGGGCTGCAACCATTTGCGCTGCTGGAGCATCAGAGCGTTTCATACCTAGATTCTCCATAGTTCCATCTAGTAGTTGGCCAATTCCCTCAGCCGAACTAACTGGATTCTTGGTATCGTTCCAATGGCTTTCTTTAGTCATCAGTTGATCCCAACATTTAAAATCTTTAGTATCGAGTAGTTCTATTGCCAGTTGCCTAGCATCAACTTGCTCAATTAGCAGTTTTTTCTCAATTGGGGTTGCCACTTGAGGGTTCACTGCACTAATTACTAAAGAAGTCATTGCGCTAACCCCGATGATGAGCGCGATTCTTGCAGTAACTTTTCTATATTCAGGTTTGATTGGATTGCTCCTTTCATTTTCATCTTTTCATAACGGCGAATCATCTCCTTTACATAAGGCAGATTCACTCTTAAGTAAGATGCTATGTGTTCGGGAGTACATCCTTCATCGTGCATTTTTCTTACAAACTTGGCGTTACCTTTTCGCTCTGTTATCACAAAATGTTGTTTAAACAACCTCTTGCGCATTGCTAAAGTAGTTCCGCCCCAAATGCCGAATGGGATTTTCTCTCTTATAGCGTATTCCGCACATTCCTCTCTATGTAAACAAACGCTGCAAATTGCTTGCAGGTCTGGGAGGCGCTCTGCCTCTTGAACTTTTCCATCAGGGAAAAAATAGTTTTTATCCTCCAATTTTGCGCAAAGCGCATTTTCAAATTTAGGGGAATTATGTAACGATTCAATTTCACTCATTTCTCAGAAAGCCATTGATCTAAATCTTGGATTACCCAGGATTTATTTATGCCAGCGTTGCGCCGTTTTACAATTACATAAGCAGGCGGAATGTAATCTAAATTCCGCGCTCTCGAATAATTCTCAGCCTCAGTAACTGCTTCATCCCAAAAGGTAGGTAGGTCTAATTTCTTTCGATTCTTAAGTTCTAAAATATAAGTCGAGCCTGAGATTACAACAACTAGATCGCCTTCATCTCTCGCGCCCGCCTTGGTCAGCCGCTCCGCCAAGACACCAGCAGAACGAAAGAATTTTAGAACTGCTGTTTCAAAAGCAGCACCTTTCCTACCATTTGGATTTGCCAATTACTTCACAATCTCCAATCTAACTTTATTTTTATCTTGCACCACTTGGATTATCTCCTGGGCTAGGTCTAATAACTCGCGCTCAGATAACTTAGCAACCTTTAGTGCCATCGGTGGCAAATTCTTGCGGATATTATCTAAACGCAAGGTTGCTTTATCATCACGCAGATTGGCGCTAGAGGCTGCTTTCATTTCTGCAAAATCGCTAATTTCAATCTCATCGCTAATATTTTCGATTAGATTAACGCAGGCTTCCTGCTCCTCTAAATAAAGATTGTAAGAGCCGTCATTGCCAATAAAAATCTTAAAAACTTCACTCCAAGTTGTACTCATTTTTCTAACGCCTTTTTCATCTTGGCGCGGCTGCGCTCTGCTTTCTTTACCTGCCCTGCCCAATCATCGGTGCCATTGGTCAATCTGCTGGCAAGAGAGGCTCCCATTAGGGCTGCACCTGCTACGCCTATCAGTATTGCTATTTCCATTCCTTACCCCCTTTTAGCGCCCAGGATTGGGCGCAGGGCGATTGTGGCACACATAACTGACTTCTGATAGGTAAATTGTCGCGACACGCCGAGGGCTAGATTTGTAGATATTTGACTAGATAGTCAAGTGTCTATACATTTATCTCAATGGGTTACACCAGGTAGCCCACCAAAAGGAAGGCACCAAATGAATACAACTGAATGCCAACATCCAAGTGATCGTGTAGAGCATTATTATGATGAAACATCTTTACTTGGTGATTATTATGTATGTTCTCTTTGTAATGAAGTAACGCAGGTAGGTTAATGCAAACCAAAACAGAAATGCGTTCACTAGTAAAAGATATGCGCAAGCAACTTCGCTGGATTGAGGATGCTATTAAAAATGGCACCCAAGAGGATATTAACCAATTATCAGTTCAGTTATCTGCAACCGCTTTATTACTTGAGGAGTGCAACTAATGCAACACTCTAAAAGGTATCTGCAATTTCGCAAAGTAGCCAGGATAACTTTTTGGTTACTAATAGCCGCCACGATTTATTTCTTGGCAACTCACATTAACTACACCGCCGATGGCTACTGCTTCGGCTCAATGGATAAATGCTACTTAAAGGAAGGTAAGTAATGATTAAAAATAATGAAGTTGTTATTAAATGTTGGTTGCAAAAACGAGGTGATATGCGTGCTACCAATTGGCATATAAAAGATGCAACAATCAAAGACATCTTTTATGTAACTCTTTGCGGAGAAATGATGTCTTTGGATGTAGATATAAAATGGGAAAACGATGATGACTATAAATGGCAGTTTGGTCATTATTTTGTTCCTGAAAAGGTATGCAAAAAGTGTGAAAAAGTATCTTTAATAAAGGAAGGTAAGTAATGAAAATAACAGAGAAAGATTTTAATCGCCTTTGGGATACATCAATGGCCTGGGGTAAAGATTGGCAAGTGCAAAGTGATAGATTCGATGCAGATGTTTCCTTTGATTGGAAACAGGCTTACTGGTTTGATTCTTATTCACAAATAGTTTTAGCAAGAATGTTTTTTATAGATGAGAACATTCCTTATCAAATATCAGCCGATGAATCATTTGGTTGGGTGCTACTTACCGATCATAAATACGATGGGAAACAACAATGAGCAACTGCCAAATGTGTGAAAAGCCAGCAAAAGAATTAACTCGCCGCTGGTATCAATACGATAATGGCGAGCAGTTCCAATGCCTAGTTTGCCCTAAGTGCGATCTTTTACATTCCAATATGTTGATGGCAGGGAGGTGAAAAAATGGCTGCAATGAAAGCATTATTTATAGAAATGCAAATGGATATGTTAGCCTCAGCCGAAGTTTTGGCTACTGCTAGTAATAGCGGTGATCCTGATGAAATGAGCAGGGCTATCTATACCAGTATGAAAGTTTTAAATCCGCATCTAAAAACACTATTAGGAGAGTAATGGCTATCAAACCACAAAGATCAGTTCGAATTGCAGATGCGATTTGGAATAAAGTTAGAACCAAAGCAGCAGCCGAGGGCAAAACTGCCTCTGAGGTAATCAACGATTACCTAAAGGATTACATCAAGTGAGAATCCTTTGGGCGTTGCTCTCAGCGATAGTGGCCGTCGGCAAGGGCAGGCGGCCCCTGCCTTGGGCAATCCTGGGCTTTATAGGGGGTTGGGTTGCCTTTGGCGTAGTTTGCCTCAGCCGCCAGCGCCCCTTGCGCCCTGTTCCTGCCTGGGCGCTGAATCTGGGCTATAAGAGCCAGGCCAAGCGTGCGGTGGCAGGGATAGACACGCCGAAGGACTTGCTTGAGTAGATACTTGACTTGTCTAGTCGCTTGTCTATACACTTATGCCATAGGGATACAAAAGTAGCCCACCAAAAGGAAGGCAAGAAAATGGCAAAGAAAGTAACAGCAGATCAGAAGTTAGCATTTGTAAATAAAATAATTGGTTCAGATGTTTTTAATTCATTTGATGTTGCAGCAGTAGCAATACTTCAACAATTAGTTGATAGCGCTAAAAAAGAAATTGCTACTCAAAATGTTGAAAAGTTAGATCAACAATTACGCCAAGAGGGAAAAACAATTGTTAATAAAAACAAAATAGTAAAGATGGCAATTGGTCAATTAAACTTTGATTCAGATACAGTTTTTGGCGCTTATGCCCGCGAGTTAGGAGTTAAACTCTAAAACACAAAAAAATCCCTACCTCCGCCGACGGCTGGCGAGGTAGGGATTTTTTATTGGGCTAGCGCTTGCGCTATTCCCTGCTCCAAAGAAATCTTTGGTTCATAAATCACATTCATAAATCTTGGATTACCGACACGATACTCAACGCCAACTGGCGCAGTAAGATCAGTTTCTATTGGTGCTAAGTAACCAACAGCAAGCATCATCATCTCGGCTAATTCAATAAAAGAGGTTGCCCTACCAGAGCAAATATTCATAACTTCAACGCCGTTAAGAACGGCTGCAAAAGTTGCTTCAACTACATCATCAATATGTACAAAATCTCTTACTTGCTGACCGCTGCCCCATATTTTAAATGGAGTTGCTTTAGCCCTTGCCCTAGCAACAAAAGATGGGAATGGATATTCTAAAGATTGATCGGCGCCGTATCCTGAAAATGGGCGAAGTATTGTTACCTTCAAGCCTTCATCTCTTGCATACTGCGCTAACATTTCGCCAGTTAATTTACTCCAACCATAAGTTTGATCTGGAGTTCTAATGTGTTCTAAATTTATATCTTGCTCAGATAATCTTGCTTTAAATCGCGCCTTCTGCAACATAATTGGATAAGCAGCAGAGGATGAGAAATAAACTATTCGCCCAGGGCGAGTTCTAAGCGCCCATTGAAATAGGTCTGAATCAATCGCCAAGTCGGTGGCAACCGCCAAAGGGTTCCCCTCGATGGTTGCACGGCCTCCGACAACGGCGGCTAGATGAATTACTACATCAAAATAAGTATCATCGGCTGCAAAGAATTTGCGAGCATCAATGCCTGATTTAATATCAAAGCCAACTACATCATTATTCTTTTTGTCTAAGGCTCGGTGGAATGCTCTACCTACAAAACCTTCATCGCCTGTAATCAGGATTTTCATTTTATTTTAGAAAGCAAGGTTTTGTATCTATCGCTAGCAATATAATTATCAAAGGCTATTTTATCGGCTGAGTAAATTTCAGGTGCATTTACCCTGGCATAATTCTCATCCATCGGTGCCTTGCCGTTGAAGGCGTGGCAGTGTTCAATTATTACTTCAGGCATATATTTAATCTTGCCTAAATCTTGCCCTAGTTTTAGCCAGAAATTATCTAGGTATAGATGGCGCTGAGTATCAGGCACCATTCCGCCTAACTCTTTTACAATTTGACTAGACATCGCAACGGCAGTTGGCAGCGCTGAGCCTTGGAATAAATCATTTCCATAAACAATATCTGAGCCTGAATAAAGTTCCTCAACAAATAACTGATCCCAATTAGTAGTTCTTGGGCGGTGGTCATCTCCCATAAATGCAAAGTTATCAAACTCACCTAGAAACTCACGCGCTGCATAATTTAAAGGGTAAGCCATTCCTTTAGTTTCATTGTGAATCATAATTACAGATTCAAGCGGTAATTTCCAAGAGTATTCACTGCGAGTTTCATCGCTAAAATCTACAACATAAACTCTTTTAGCCGTCGTGTTTGTATCTATAAATGCTTGCTCTAGGGCAACAGCATTATCAGGGCGCCCCCTAGTTGGAATAATAACTATTAGATCACTCTCTACCATTTGCTAACTCCCCCGCTATCGCAAAATAAGCAGCGCCATCAATGTAATTATCTGCCTTATAGGTTTCCATTGATCTTGCTACCTTAATTAGTGCGCAAATCATAGCGCTTTGTTCAGGTGTTATTTCGCGCTCAAGATAAGTAGATAGCAACCCACTAATACGATTAAAGTTAATAGCAGGCGTTCCATAATCATTTTGTCTATCAGAGTGTGTAAGCCTCTTAGCCTCATCTAAAATTTTCCCCCGATTCATAAATTACTTTGAACCTAAGCCGTATTCTTGCTCTGTTTTATCTGCCCATTTTGCAAGAGGGGCGGCAAGTCCACCAATTAAGATTGCATATTGAGGAGCAAGATCAGCAGCCAGCGCAATTCCCATTGTTACCGCTGAGGCTAGAACTGCTCTTGCATAAGATTTAAAAGCAGCAATTGTTTTAGGGTCTTTTAGTTTAGCGATTAATTTTTTCATATTCATCCTTTAAGGGCGAACTACGCCCATTATCAGGGAGTAGGAGCGTTTCCTAAGATACACACCATCTCCGTTTGATTGGCTTCCTACACTACCACTTGAGGTATTACCTTCGATAACTTGCAGGTATTTTAACGCAGTATTGTTCCATTTTACGATTCCGACATGATCAGGTTCGGCATCCTTATCAAACTGGAAAAATACAATATCTCCAGCCTGAGCCTGACCTATTGGAATTACCTTATTATTCTTACTAAACCACTTAAGGCCAGCATCGCAAGAGGCAAACCCCTTCTTACTTTGTGCTGCGATTTTAGATATTAAGCCAGCCTCATTAAAGCACCAGGAAACGAAGGTAGCACACCAAGGTTGATTATTTGCGCCATACCATTTACCAAAGATAGTTTCATTATTAGAACCTTCTTTGTACCCAATTTGTGCTTTGGCTATCTCAGTTACTTCACTCATTTTCCCCTACTTCTTTTTAATTAACAATCTGTAAATTTCATCAATTCTAATTTCTAGTCTTTCAACTTGAAGGGTAATTTCATTAACTTTATCTTTTACACTGCTGCCCCCATTGGGCTTAAGTTCAGAAAGATAACTCTTAACTAAGAATCTTACACCTGTTACTAAAAATCCAATCAAAGTTCCAACCGCAACGGCTATTGCGGCCCATTCGTTAGGGGTCATTTGGTAACTACTAACACTTGCATTGTTCCACTTCCTGCTCCTGCAATAGCATAAATAGGAGATTCGTGATTATTAATTGTTAATTTATCACCATTATCCATTTGATAGCCAGTGCTTGGGGTTACATCTGAGCCGCCAAGATATACTGTATGTTTTGAATGAAGGTAAACACCTTCTGCAACACCATCTCCTGATACTAATAAGGTGGGGCTAGTAGTAACTGTTACTTGGCTTGAACTAATTGGCATTTCTCTCCTTAAATAAACCCCTATATTTTTACAATAAATTTACTAGTGATCTAGTTCTACCAGTGGCAAGTTGAGTATAAACCTGAGTGGTAGCAACTGATGAGTGCCTCATCAAATCACGAACTGCAAGTAAATCACCATTTGATCGCTCTAACATATTGGTAGCAAAATAATGCCTGCAAGCGTGAAAGGTTTTTCGCCTTATGCCTAAGATTTTCATTTCCATAGAACACATCTTGCTTAACTTATTTGGCGTAACGCTCCAAATCTTTCCTGATGTTTCGTGCTTTAAAATTGTTTGAGCAACAATATCTGCAACAGGTATAGATAGATCAGTGCCACCTTTTCCTGCTACTCGCAGGATGTAGCCACCTTCAACCTTTTCTAAATCAACCCCCCGAAGGTTGGCCACCTCCATCGCACGCAATCCTGATTTGCAAGCAATTATGAACCAATCTCGCATTGGTAGTTCTGCCTTAGTCATCACTAATTCGGCTTCACCTGGCGTTAGCGGGTGGGGCAATCCTCTGCTTTTACGAACGGCTGGCAGATCAAGATCGGCTTGATTATCTATTAGCCCCATCTTGCGCATCGCTTTAAATAGGCTGCGGATTCTTGCAGCGTAGGTTCCTTTGGTAGAGGTTGCCTTAACGCTCATAACTAGCCGTTGCAAATCCTCAACAGTGGCAACCTGGGGATGAACCCCAAGGCGCAGCAATAAACTAAAATCATTTCTGAATAGAGCCTCTGAGAAGCCTTGGCTTTCGTATCTATTCTTGAGTTTTTCTTTGATCGTTTCTAGTGGTATTTGTTCCATAGTAAAAATGATCCTACTCTCAGCGATTGTTCTTTGTCTAGGCACAATCGTATTTATGCGAGAATAATCCCCTTTTGCACAATCCTCTGAGATTGTTCTGAGGTTTGTAGCGGATAGTGCGGAGGCTACTGGACTTAAATGGGCAACTGCTTCAAGCGGTGGTATGACTTTAATTTCAACAACTACTTTAGCAGGAACAACAACAATTTCTTCAATTCCCACAACATATAATGATTTGCAAATTGAAATTTTCCGCACAAAAAATAGTGCTGGTAACTATGATTTATATTGTTTTCCAAATAATCAATCATTGGCTACTGACTTTTTTTCAAATAGAGCCACAACGGGCACTATGACATTTGTGCAAGATGATTATATTAGATTTACTGGAACAACTGCTGCTATGGCAAATGATCAGACAAATGCCTGGACATTAATAATTCATAATTATGCAAGCGCAACTGCCGCCAAACCTTTTACTATTAGTGGAGGTTATTACAATAATGGAAAATTTGTTCTTATGACTACTGGGCTTATCAGAGATACATCCGCAATAACATCATTAGTAATTGGTGGTGCTGGCAGTAGCAATTCAGGTACAGTTTTATTATACGGAGTAAAATAATGACTAAACCAATGATAAGAATACATAATGTTGAAACCAATGAGGTTATTGATCGTGAGATGAATGATGCCGAGTTTGCTCAATATGAATCAAATCAAGTCAAATTAAATGCAGAGCAAGCCGAAGCCGAAGCGAAGGCAACGGCAAAGGCTGCTCTACTAGAGCGCTTGGGGATTACCCAGGATGAGGCAAACCTGCTTCTATCCTAGGAACAATCCCCCAAGATTGTGCTTAAAGTCCTAGTGCTTCCAAGTCAGAGATCGTAAGCCCAAGCGCAGCCAGTTTAGCCTGTGCTGTTGCTTTGGCTTGCGCCCTTGCTTCGGCTTCGGCTTTTCTTGCTGCATCATTAGCGGCATCTAACTCCATTTGTGCTATTTCTGCATCTGTTGCATCTCTTTTAACTACTTCACCTGTAAGTGCAAATATTTCTGTTATTTTCATTATGAGTTCGCCAATCCATAGACTTTTACTAGACCTGTTATAGTGCCAGAACTAGGCACAATACTAAAACCAGTAAAAGAAGTTGTTAAATTAAATGAGTGAAAACTTGTAGTGCCTTCTATTGCTGTTCCAACATTACCAGTAAGTGACATTTGAGCACCTGTTATTTGTGATTGAAACGGAGCAAATATTTCTAATTTTACATAGTTGCCTGTGCTAGTTGAGGTGTAATTAGTCCATTGTGCAACAGTAAATCGGTTAGTTGTTACTGTAGAACCATTAATGTTTGTTCTTTGTGTGGTGTAATTACTTGTTGTATTATCTGCACCACTTACTCTTAAACGATAATCTATATCTGTTGAAGCAGTACTCGTATAATATGTATAAACAACATAGTTGTTATAGGTTGAAGAAAATACATCATTAACATTTACGGCAGATGATGCACTAAAAGTTGCGCCACCAACATAAGTTAATGCACCACTTGAAGCAGTAGCCCATTTAAGCCCAGTGGCCTCCGCACTATCCGCTACAAGTGTGGTGCCGTTTGCGCCTACGGCGAGGCGACTATCGGCACTAGAGGTGCGTGTGTAAAGATCACCCTTAGTAGTCAATGGTGAGGTAGTGCCTGGCTGAGTGTAATCAAACCAAATAGCAGAACTAGCAGAACTGAAATATAAAAATCCACCATCATATTGAGATACTGCTAAACTACCTGCACTATTAACAGTTGCAGTGCCAGCGGTTATAGTCGTTGTGCCAGCACCGATGTTCTGGATTTGTACACTATCGCCTGCACTAAACAGTGATGTATTTACTGTAATTGTTGTGCTACTTGCGCTGTTCATTTGTATCACAGTGCCAGCATCGGCAGCAACTAATACATAAGATGTGGTTTTAACGCTAGGTGAACCGCCCCCCATAGAAGTCGCCTGGAGACTGGTCATCTGGGCTGCGGTAAGAACCTGCCCAGTGGTAAAGGTTTGTTTTGCCATTATGCTCCTTAATCAGTAACTTAGAATACCAGAACCAAGTTTACCCTGTGAGGTGGTGCTATCTAGGATAAAGGCTTGAATTAGGGGTTCTGCGGTTAGTATTTTTGTGGTAAATATATTGTTAGTAATATCGTGTTGAAGGCCTTGAACAAATAGTTCCTTGGTGATGGTAGAACCACCTGGAACTGTTTTTGTTACATTAACTAAATCAAAGATTTCTAGGTTTAGTCCTGCAACAATTTTAGAGGTAGCAGCAGCATCATCGAGGTTTATAGTCATCGAGTCAATTCGATCAGTTGTATCCTTGCGAGCCACTAGGAGGGTTTGAGCCTGATCTAGCGCCTCAG